TTTTTTTGTTTATTACTCGCTTTGCTGTGTGTCTAGCAATGGAGTATCTTCTACCTTAAACTGCGATTCATTCAATCGGTTATCTAAGTCTTCGTCTACTCTAATCTGCATTCTTTGTTGTAGGTAGTATTGGTTGTGCTGTGCCTCCTCTTGTTGTTCTATACTGCTGTAGCCATGATGCCAGTACCCATAGCCATAGTCGCCTTGCTCAATAGCATTAGCCGTTGTCGTCATCATCATTAGAATTATTAGTCGTTTCATTAGGTATTCCCTTTAGTGAAGTTATTTGATTTGTGTGCATACACACACAGAACCATGAAGCTGATATTTGCCAACCAATCTCATACCATACACCGTCTATATAAGGCGGTATTGCAAAAATATTAAACTCATTTACATTTTCATCTAAACCTAGATAGTTATTATCATTAGCTAGTATCATAGCTATAGAGCTTTTTAAACTACGTGGTAGAGTTTTGTTAGTAAATGTTCTTGTAAACCCATGCTTTACAAATAGTGTGTAGTCCCCATCAATAGGTTTGTATAGTGGTACTCTCCATATGCCCTTATTACAAAAGAATATTTTTATTGGTGTTAGTTTACTGGTGTTAAAAACCATGCAAGCCCTCCACGTAGATTTACATTATCATTATAATAAACAGACGGCGTTGGCATAGATATTACTAATAAGTCGTCATCGTAAACATCTGATTTTGCTATAAAATCTACTGACTTTTCGAGATGTTCATGGCGTGATTTATACATAGTTACCATAGCTTGTAGTGTAGGTGGGCATTCAGATATGTCAGCTACTCGGGTGAACGATGATACTACATCAAACCACCCAATAGAAGTTTCTGAGTTTTTTATTATGCCTAAGAAGTAATTTATAACACCTGTTGAGTTATTTGTTTCTTTGCCTATACCTAACGCATACAATGGGGTATAGAGCATACCTTTTGTCTTTTGTTTCTTTTCTGCCTCTGCTATGTCATGCTGGTCCCATTTACGTAGTATATTAGTTAGCGCAGTTCTATCTAACACATGTTTTATTGGTGATGTGCTATCACCTAACGTATGTTGTAGAAGACCATGTATTAAGTTTTCATCTAGTTCATACTTACTTTTATACCCATTCGTCTTAACAGTATTAGTTATTACCATAGGTAGCTCGGAAAACCCATGACATACTTTTGAATTTAAACTATCTAATGATGGTACAACGCTCTTAATAGCTCGTCTTAGAGAAGCTAATTTAACGCTCTCCCTAACATAAATACTAACGCCACGACTTGCTTTTTGTTTAGCATTATACTTAGACTCGTAGCAGTAGACGGTATCTCCATCGTTATTACCAGACGTATATACTGAGCACACGTGTAGACCATTACCATATGCCATGTCTACCACGCCATTACCTTTTAGAACTGTGTTGTATACTTGCAACCTATATGTTTTATATAACCAATCAACTAATGGTTCAACACCTGAAGCATCTATATAGTCTTGAATTGCTCCTAAGCAAATAGAGTTAAACTTTATAGACTTTTGGTTGATGTAACTTTTTATAATCATTGTAATCTCCTAATTATTATGTCGTCAGATGACGATTACTTATTTATACTGCGCTCGTGTGATGCCAGTTAGCTCCACCTCATAGCCCCATATGCTCGCTGGATACTTCTTACCTGCCTCGTACTTAGTTAGTTTTAGTAATGTGCTAGGGTTATGTCTACATAGTGCCTCTTTAAACTTCTTCTTTACGTTGTCGGATAGAGTTTTTAAGTTAACAACCTTGGTCCAATCTTGATTAGCGTAGAAGCTATGATTCTTAGTTCTAGCTGAATATTTAATCCCATTTACATTATGTGCCCACGCCACTCTAAGTATTGAGTCTATTGGGTCATCTATTAATGTACTAGCTAATTGCATTGTACGATCAGCTTTTACTATAGAATTATAGTACGAGGACTTATCCTCAGTATGTAGCTCTAACCCCATATCTAGTACATCCATTATGTTCATAGCTCTAAACATAACATCTGCTACTTTGAACGATTTCTCATAGACTTCCATAGCCTCACGTATAGCTTTGGTATTTGTTTTGTATCCTACAGTCTTATACTGGCACTTCTCATGTACATCTAGAGTATCCGTATATACTCTTAGTCCTTTAAAGACTGGGTGGATTACATCATCTACACCATTTTGAATACAACTTCTACGGCTAATGACTACGCCACCATGCTTCTTACTACTACGTATGTACATATTATGTGGAAACCAGCCGCTATTAATATGTATCTTAATGCCTTGTCCTACTCCGTAATACTCATTCCTAGCTGTGAACTCAAATGACCTATCTGGATATACTATGCCAACAAACCCTACTTCTCTACGAGAATGAATATACTTATTCCCATCATAATTATCAGGATTAACTTCCCAAACTCGTTGCTTTAGCCTATCAGCCTCGGGGACAGCTTCATATTGCTCCTTAGTTATTGGGTCGCTAACATAGTCATGCCCGTAGGCTATCCTATACACTTTCTCTCCATCTACCATCTCTTCGTAAAAGCATTTGTGTGAGTACTTCCTGTCTTCTATAGGATAACGATTTGTTGAACCTCTATATGGTTTTTCTACCGTAGTAATCCGTTCCAATCTGGCGTAGTCTAGTACGCACGTTGCATATGTTGGGTGTATAGTTTCTGTGGTCATTATCTTAATCTCTCTAAAATATATTTGTCATTTGGGTTAGGCTTAATGTACTTAACTTCGCATGGTTTAATATTGTCCATATAGTTCAGACTATACCCCAGTACTGTAAGCGTTATTATTAGGGCTAATGTCAGCCCAACACATATACTCTTATACTTCTCAGCATCAACCTTATGTGTCTCCAGCTCATTCTCTTTCAACTGCATGTAATTGTTTATAGCCTCAGACTGTAGCTTCCTTGCTTTCTCTTGTCTCATTTCTGCACTCATACGTTTACCTTTATGCCTTGTGGTGGATTGAACGATGTGTTCTGTGTTACTAGCCATAGTGATGGCATAGTTATGTCCCATTTAATATTGCTTTCCAGATAACCATCTGTGAATATAATCACACACTCACTATTGAGCTTATGCTTTGCAATATACTCGCTAACGCACGATATATGCGTACCACCTCCACCTAACGGTTTTAACAGCGTGGCTATGTCAGCGTAGTCAGTTTCAAATACTTGCTCGCCATGCACAATGGTATCCCACCACAACACACGCACACGCTCTGGACTACACAGACCACAAATAGATGCCAGTTCGCTAGCAAACTCAGTTAGTTCTTTACTACCTATAGAACCTGATGTATCTATAGCAATGGTAACTTCGCCCATAGTTTCTGTTTCATAGCTTGGTAAGTACATGTCGTTGACTAGGTATCGCTTGTTCATCTTACGCCATGTAAGTTCATCACTACCCCTACAAGATGATGTAATGAACTCTCTAAGGACTTCTTTCCAATCTACCTTTGGTGCAAGTAGCTCTGTTATAGCTCTGGGGACTTTACCACCCATACGCCCTGCCAGTATGCCACCCTCACGTAATGCTTTGTCTATAGCATCATTAACTTCCTTAGCTTGCTCGTGTGTAAGCTCTGAGATTCCCTCAAAGTCGTGTGTGTCACCATTACCACTACCTTGACCCTCTGGTGGTGGGTTAGATATTAAGTAGTTAAACACCTTACGCATGTTCCAGTCATGAAACATATCATCTTGGTAAGCTCCGTCTGGTAACTCTACAATGCGTTCATCACCTCCACCAACAGTACCTGTTATGTTATGGATAATATCGTTGACTACATAATCTGCTGCTATGTTAGCAATCCTTGCATCTTTCTTCCACATGTCCACACCTCGTGGGATATGCTTTAGTGCAACATGTAGATTCTCATGCATCACAAGACCACGTAGCTTGGGGTTAGTGCCTACAGTCTTAAGGAACGCTAGACTATACTTCTTGTTGACCCCATCTGTGTACGCCGTGAACTTAGCATCTTCTACTACCTCTGATGTACCCATTAGCATTACACCTGAGTATAATGCAGTTTCAGGGTGCTTCATCAAAGCCACGTGGGCTTTCTTTATTCTTACAATTTGCTTTTCCATAATTAATTCCTTAGAACAAGTCGTGGTTAGATGCCGCCCAATCAGTTATCTTCTTGTTATGCGATGCAATACGTACTGATTTGCTACCACGCATCATCATAGTGAAGAATATTGCCTGAACCTCTGAACTTCTAATACGCTCTACAAACTCCATGAACGAGGACAGGTCGTCTTGGTTATCTAACGTGTCTACTGCTTGGAACATAATCATTAACTGTGCCGCAATATCAGTTGGTACATCTACTTTCGTTGGCTCTTTGATGATATCTCGTACATCAAGTAAACCTTTCTCTAGTGAAAGGAACGCCGCCATATCTCCTGCCGCACTTGTACCTATTGTGCCAGCCAATGCACACATAGTAGAGTTCTCACCTAACATATCTCTATTGCGTACTATCACATCTGCCTTAGCCAGACTTCGTGGGCTACAGAACGACATCACGTTTGAACTTGGTTTGAATATGTATGGGTTATCGTTTTGATTACCGTCTGTGTATGATGCCAGTGCTCTAGGGAACATGTTGACCCATGCTCTGATGACACGACTAATCCCTGCTTCCCCTGCCCATGCTAACCATTCATCTACGTTGGGCTTAGACATCTTAAGTTTGCACACTCTGTTACCAGCATGAGCTAACATGCTATCACCCACACCATCTGATTCATTGTTAGACGTACCAAATACAATACTGCCAGCTGGTAAGGCTCTATCACCTACCATTCTTTCTAGCATCAACCTCGTGAATATTACCTGAAGTAATTTGTTAGACTTCATGTACTCGTCCAGCAATACTACTTTGGGCTTCATGCTATCTAATTTGAATAAGCTCGCCACGTAGTACTCTAAGCTCTGTGTTGCGTGGTTCGGAATAACCATGCCTATGTCTGACATATCCTTGACTGGACAATCTACATAGATGTAGTCGTAACCATCGCCTAAATCTTCCCGTATCATTTGAAGTAACGATGTCTTACCACAACCCGGCTCTGACTGAATGATTGGTGTAAGCTCAACACCAATAGCTGGGATAATGGTTCTAAGTTCGTTGATAGTAACTGTGTTGCTAAAGTTTAATTGTGACATTGTATTTCCTTAATTATATTTATGATGTCGTCAGTTGACGACTTGTTATTTACTGCTTACTATCTCATTCTCCAAAGCTAAATGCGCCGAACTTAGACAGGATACTATCTACATCTTTCTTTACATTATCTCTTACTGTATCTGAGTTTCTTATGGCATTAGCGTCTACTCCTCTAAGGGTTCTTTCTAACTCATGTCTTGCTTCTTCTAACAATGGGTTAGCTGATAGGTTAAATGTCTTGAACAAGTCGCACATATCCTTTGCCTTATCCAATGTGTTCTCATATATCTTCTTACGTTTACTGCTAGATTTATCTTCTATCTCACAGCAATTCGATATACTTACCATTAGTGCAATCATACGTTCTGACTGTTGCTCACCAATAACTTGAATGATATCTTCTGTCTGCTTGGAATACGTAGCCCGCAAGTCATCTGCCAAATCATTGGCTATAGTGCATCTGAAATCAGACATAGGCACTTCACTAACAAACAACTGACAGCCAAACTTCTGTCTTACTTCGTCCTTGTGTGGGTAGTCATCACGATTAAACATATCACCCTGACTGAACGCCATGTTGCTGACGATGTGGTCATAGTCTAATAAAAACTCTTCTAACAGATTATTAAACGCTAACTCATGCTCTGCCCACTCTTGTTTAAACGCTGGTAAGTCCATGCAAGGCAACAAGTCCTGCGATTTGTTCCAACGATACGTCCTACGCTTTCTCCAGTTGTACATTGATTGGCGGTAATTAACTATCGCCTTATGCTTAGGGTTGTTATTCAAAATGTTCTTTACAAAACGCCCAGCGTTCTTGTCTGCTTTCTTGGCAGTAGTTACTTCATCACTAATCTCTCTGTCTTGCTTTGTTGCACTCCATACGTTTATATCTAGTGCTACTAGCACCGCTGAAGTGGATAAAGAAATGATGTGGTTAGGTTGTTTTAATTCAATACTCATTGTATTCTCCAGTTATGATGTCGTCAGATGACGACTTGTTAATCATGCTTTAGTTTAAGTTCTAACATTTCTTTGTAAGTCCCAGTACCTATTACCCTGTAGCTGTTTCTTACATCATTACCTTTACACACAATAACATTACCATGTGCATTTATCTGGGCTGTGTATATCTTCTCTAAACTTACCATGACTCAACCCATCATTAGTGCATCAAATTCTCTTAAGACTCTGATGTTGTTGCGTTGACTGGCTGTTGTTTTAAAGTGGCTCTGAGCCTTGTTTAGTGCAGACTCTCTACTCTTTGCCCATATCTGAGCTGAGTCTTTTTTATAAGCCACAGTAAACGCCCTGTATTCTTTATCAATCATATCTTCGTTCATTGTATTTCCTTAGTTGCAATGTCGTCAGGTGAGGACACGTTAATTAACAAACTAGAAGCCCTTGCTTCTAAAACCTTTCTTCTTATTTAATTCCTAATTCCGTACTACAAGTACTATTATACGCCCTTATTACCCTTATGTCAAGTATAAGTTTACGAAAGATATCTGAGTTGTGTGGCTACCAATTTGATTCTACTGACTCGCTTAGTTCATCTCTTTCATCTGAATAGTCTTTTGGTGCTTGTAGCTTTTTGATTAGATTAACTAACTCTGTAGGTACAAAGTCTGGGTGTGGTGCATGAGTGTTAATAGTGCTTGGTATCGTAGCTTTCTTTATCTTCGGTTTCTTACTACCTGCGTATCTTCTGAGCTTCGTTACACTCTCTTTGTATTGAGCACGTTCTATTTCTGCATCTGATGTGTACTTACCATTTACTACTTGCTCTGCTGTCCAGTTACCTGCTACATATTGCTTATGCCTATTCCATATGGTTGATATTGGTAGGTTTGTCTTGTACGCCCAATCTTTCAGACTACCTGATACTCCGTTATATGTGAATATGGTTTTGTTCTTCATCCAATCACCACCTACTTCATTAAATAGTGCATCAACTGAGAACCCTTTTCTGTATCGTTGCGCAATCGTTTCATATGCGATGCCAGTTAGTCCTGCCCATTGGTACAACGTGCGTGTTTTACCATTATATGTAACTACGTCATGTCGTGATGCTGAACCTCGTGGAGTTAGCTTCGGTTCTTGTGGTTGCACAGATACAATATCGTCAGGTGAGGATATGATAATTATCTCTTTAGGTTTACGGGGCTTTTGTTTTTTACGATGCTCTATTGGGGCAATAAGTTTATCTCCTCTTACACCTCTTAGATATCTAGTTCTTAATATATTACGTGGAATATTTTCTGTCTTTGATAACTCAGTTAATGTAAGAATCTCACACTCTATCTCTACTGAATATTCTATTAGTTGTCTCATTGTTGTGTCCTTTTGAGTTCATTTCTAAAATGTCAGAATCTATCTCTAGACTCAGTGGCTTTTTCTTAGTAGTGCACAAATGGGTAAATCTGTGTCAAAAACTAAGGCACCAATCTTACAATGTTTTTGGAGGTTTGTCAAAAGGTTCTTTTTTGTATCATATCTGATATTTTAGAAATGAAAAGGGTATGTTTTAGGGTGTTTTTGGGGGTTTAGTTTGTGTGGAATCAGAAATGAAAAAGATATGTAAAGTTAGTAAAAAAAGCTATGTAAAGTTAGTTGTTTTGTGCTTTTTGTGTCAGGTGGGGAGTGCACAAAAACGTGTAGGAACGGCGCGGGTTGTAGCAGATTATGTGCTGATTTCTGTGCAATAAAACATTAAGTACAGTGCACAAAAAGGGCGTTTTACCATTTCTGATAATTTAGAAATGAAATAGGGTATTTTATAAGTATTTGTTTTTATTATTATTATTATTATTATTATTTATATATAGTAGTAGTAATCGTATAATTATTGTACAGATTGTGTGCTTTGTTCCAAGTATTTGAAATATAGGGTGTCCCCAGTAAAATGCTATTTTTGGTGTGGCGTGACGTTTGCCCCGTCTTCTTAATCTTGTGCAAATTCAGGTTTAACTTTACCTCCTACCCCCTAAAAATCTAGTGCACAACGCACACAATGTCTACGCAGACCGCTATTTCACTTGGGCTGAGCGTGTGTCACTCAAAAAAACAATATAGACACAGAAAATATAATCTACTTGTGTATCAGGTACTTACAGGTAAACACAATTACACAAAGAGTTTTTTTGGGAACATTATTGCGTCTGACACTATAGACGGCGTGGGTTGTGGCTAGGGTACAGTTATACTTTACAATGTCGTCATGTGAGGATATGATAATTATCTAATAGCCAGTCAATATAAAGATAGATTCTGATATTTTAGAAATGAACTGAGAATAGATTCTGATATTTTAGAAATGAACTGAGAATAGATTCTGATATTTTAGAAATGAACTCAATTAGACGCGCTCACGCTTTAATAACTGGTATCAATTTTGGAGGCAAAAAAAAACCCATCAGACCGAAGCCTGATGGGTAAGATACTAATTAATGTTTTTTAACAATTCCCCCATTTTATTTTTAAAGGCTGTTAGAGTGAGTAGAGCGGCGTCCAGCGTTGCTTTATTCTCTATCTCCTTACCAACATGCAGTTTTATTTTTTGCTCCATATCATCACAGTACTTTGCGCATTGTTCACGCACCGTTTTGGTTTGGCGCGGTGCGCGTGGCTTACCCTCTTTTAGTATGGTAGCACCTTTAGCTAAGATTCTAGTATATCGTTGATTACAATACTTATCAGAAGCCTTACGGACATCGCCAACAGCCTTATGCAGTTTGGGCTGTGTGTCTTTTAACTTGCCGAACTCATTAGCTGTGAAACTATATGCCATAGCAACAGTTACTATAACCTCTTTACCAGCATCATCAATACTAGTTTGAGCATCGTAAATCTCACTATGATGCAATCTATAACCTTGATAAAACTGCTCCCGTGTTTCCTTTGCAATACTATCTTTAACAGGGTAGCCAGAAACATTTGCCAAGCACCACTTAGCAACATTATAAATTGTATTAGCTGAAGCCGCGTGAGAATAAGCTTGGCTCTTAACTGTTAAAACTTCTACTTTTTTAGTTGTCATTGTATTAATCTCGTTTTGTCCATTTGCACACTGCATCTGGTACGATTCTATTTAATCATAAATAGTATATTAGGTAAAGTTTAAGCATACTAATGATGTCGTCATGTGAGGACACGTTATTTATCTATATGTACTCAGTTAGACGTGCTCAAGCTTTTATAACTGGTATCAATTTGACAGGGTATAAAAAAGGAGACCCGAAGGTCTCCGTGTTGTTTACGCTCTAGAACGTATGAAGTCTAGTATTACCATCATATAAGCCTTAACACTATCTAGCTCTTTAGCTAAGTTATTATCTTCTACATAGTCACATATCTCTTGTATTCTTGAACATGGTGCATCTGGACAGGAATCACACCAGAATGATATTAGTATTACCCGTTTACTATCTGTTAGTTTAGTCATTGTATTGCCTCGTTGTTATGCACGTCCTTGTGCGTTGTGTTGTTATAGTAATGGACGTGCTATTACTGCAGTGGGTACTATCTTTCTAATACACTTTATAATGTACCAATTTAATAGGTTGCTAGGTGTAGCAGGTATATACCAACTGTTTATGTATATCTTATTCATTGTATTACCCTCTTAACATAGCGACTGCTATGTTCTCTATTAATATAACCGCCATAAATGCGGCACCGATACAGATATATACTTTCATTACTATGTTAAGTTCTTTCCAACATTCAATCTTTAATAGGTTCATTGTATTGCCTCGTTGTTATAGTTACGTACTCATCTGGTACGGTTCTATTAGATCATAAAACATTCATTAGGTAAAGTTTAACTAAACTAATTAGGTCTACGCGCTATCGACGACCCCCATCACCCCGTTTTTCAGTTAAACCCCCCGGTTCTTTTACACTTAGTACCACGCAAATCACCGCTAAAAAATCCCCCAGCTGGATATGTAAACTTTAAATATACACCCCCCTGTCACTTTTTAAAAAGCCCCATCAAAAAATATTTCGCAAAAATTTACCTATGTGTTAGACTTCTTAAAACATTTTACCAAACAGTAAATATGACATCTGAATACTACTACCCCACTATAGAAGAGAACGTGCCTCTTCCAATAAGTGCCAAACAGGCATTTCCTACACTATCGCCTACAGAAGAGCTAAACATGCGGGCGAATGTTATTAAATTAATGTCTGATTTAACAGGCACCCCCATTGCTCCATCCATTGCTAACACAACCCAAGCAACTGCTACAGCTTTAGAAATGGCTTCCGACCCTTCATACAAACCTGAGTATAACCAATTCCCCAATGAGACTCTTGCTCTACTTGCAGGTATGGTTGCCCAAATGAATATGGCTATAGTTGATGATTTAGCTGATCTTAAGATGTATGTGGTTAATAAGTTAGTAACTGAAGTTGAGAACTCTCAGGATAGTAAGACTAGAATAATGGCTCTGAAACACTTAGGGGACGTAGATGGCGTAGATGCATTTAAGAAGCGTACTGAGCTAACTATTAAAATACAGACTATAGAAGAAGTAGAGCAAGAGTTGTTAGATACTCTTAGTATTATAGAAGGAAGGGTTATAGATGCAGAAGCTAGACAGATAATATCTATCACATGAGTATTAAACTTACTCCAGAAGACTTATTTAAACTACGTCAAGCATTACCCTCGATGCCCGATGCACAAAAACGCCGCACCGCATCACTATTAAAAGAATATGAGGCCCAGATAGCTCAGACATTAGGGAAGCTTTCTTTCCTAGATTTCATTAATCATGTATATCCTGACTACAAAGTAGGGCCTCACCATTTAAAACTGATACAAGTCTTTGAAGACATAGCCGCAGGTAAGAAAAAACGTGTTGTAGTTAACATTGCACCGCGTCATGGTAAGTCTGAACTTATATCATATCTAGCGCCAGCATGGTTCTTAGGTAAATTCCCACAAAAGAAGATTATAATGGCTTCTCACACTGCTGACTTAGCTATTAACTTCGGTAGACGGGTACGTAACTTAGTAGGTTCCAATGAATATAAAGGCATTTTTCCACAAGTTGAGCTACAATCTGACTCAAAATCTGCCTCTAGATGGGGTACAAATTTTAATGGTGAGTATTTCGCTATTGGAGTGGGCGGTGCTCTTGCGGGCCGTGGGGCGGATCTTTTTATAATTGATGATCCACACTCAGAACAGGACGCTAAACAGAATAAAGCTAGTGTTTTCCTCCCAGCGTGGGAGTGGTTCCAGTCTGGTCCTATACAACGTCTGATGCCGGGCGGTGCTATTATTGTTGTAATGACTCGGTGGTCTAAACTCGACCTTACTGGGCAGATAGTCTCACAAATGGAACGTGAAGAAGGTGTAGACCCGTGGGAAGTCATAGAATTCCCTGCTATTAAAGACGATGGCACTGCACTGTGGCCTGAGTTTTGGGAAATTGAGGAGTTATTAGCTAAGAAAGCCTCGTTAGACGTACGATATTGGAACGCTCAGTATTTACAGAAGCCAACTTCGGAAGAAGGTGCGTTAATTAAACGTGAATGGTGGAACATTTGGGAAGGAAACACACCCCCTAATTGTGAGTTTACTATTATGGCTCTCGATGCTGCTCAAGAAACAAATAATAGGGCCGACTTTAATGCTCTTACCATTTGGGGAGTATTTTTCAATGAAGAAACTAATAACTTTAATATTATTCTATTAAATGCTATAAAGAGGCGCTTAGAGTTCCCTGAATTAAAGAAACTTGTACTAGAAGAGTATAAGGAATGGCAACCTGACTCTTTTATAGTTGAAAAGAAGTCTAACGGGGCCGCTTTATACCAAGAATTAAGGCGTATGGGTGTACCCGTAGGGGAATTTACACCCGGTAAAGGCCAAGATAAAATTAGTAGAGTTAATGCTATATCCGATTTGTTCTCCGCTGGTATAGTATGGGCTCCTGAACATAGATGGGCTAAAGAAGTCATAGAAGAATGTAACGATTTTCCAAGTGGTACGCATGATGACTTAGTGGATTCTACAACACTAGCGTTGTTGCGGTTTAGACAAGGCGGTTTTCTACGACTACCCAGTGATGAGGCTGATGTTGATGACTACTACTATAAAGCTAGAAAGAAAGCTGCTTATTATTAATTAAGGAAACAAAATGATAGACAAAAGTGTGAACCCAGCCCCGATGGGCTTAGATGCTATACCTATAGAAGAAGATCAAGAGCCGTTAGAGATTGAGATTGAAGACCCTGAGTTAGTAACGATTAGCCTAGGCGAACAAGAGATTCTTAAAATACAAAAAGAAGTTGATGAGGAAAAGTTCAATGCTAACTTGGCTGAAGAAATTGATGACTCGGTTCTACAATCACTTGCATCTGATCTTATTAATGACTTTGAGGCTGATGTAAGCGCACGTAAAGATTGGGTTCAAACTTATGTTGATGGGCTAGAGTTGCTAGGTCTTAAGATGGAAGATCGCTCAGAACCTTGGGAAGGTGCATGTGGTGTGTATCACCCACTGTTAACTGAGGCTGTTATTAAGTTCCAAGCAGAAACTATTACTGCAACATTCCCTGCGTCTGGTCCAGTTAAAACACAGATCATAGGTAAAGAGACTGAAGAGAAGAAAGAAGCCTCACAGCGTGTTCAGGATGACATGAACTACCAGCTTACTGATGTGATGACTGAGTATAGACCAGAGCATGAGCGCATGTTATGGGGCCTAGGCTTAGCTGGTAATGCTTTTAAGAAAGTATATTATGACCCGTACTTAGGGCGTCAAGTTGCTATGTACGTACCTGCTGAAGATATCGTTGTACCGTACGGTGCAGCAGACTTACAAAGTGCAGAACGTGTAACTCACATAATGCGTAAGACTGAGAATGAAATACGCAGACTACAGTATGAAGGCTTTTATAGAGATGTAGATTTGGGTGAACCTTCCAATACTATGGATGATATTGAGAAGA